GCCAACGAGAAGCTGTCGGCCTGCATCAAGCAGATCGTCGACAGCCAGGACGCTCGCCGACGCGCGATGATGGTCTACGCGTCGATGTACGGCGCGGACCAGACGCTCGCCGCCCTGCTCGGGATGGGCAGCAAGATGTCCGCGGCGCAGACGGGACCGCGCGCGGAGACAGGCCTCAGCCTCAATGTGACGCGCAACGTCATCGATGCAGTGACGGCGCGCGTGGCCTGCAAGACGCGGCCGCATCTGACCTTCGCGAGCAAGGGCGGAGGCTACGAGAAACAGCACGCGGCCGAACAGCTCGAGCTCGGGACCGATGGCGTGTTCTACCGCAGCAAGGGATACGACAAGTTCACGACGGGCTTCCGGCGCGGCTGCGTGTTCGGCGATGGCGACGTCCGCATCGAGGCAGACCACGAAGAGGGCGAAGTGGTCATCAAGCCTCTCTTGCCGATGCAGCTGGTCGTGGACGAGGAGACAGACAACTACGACGACGGGCCACGTAGCTACTACCTGCTGACGCCCATCGACAAGTACGTACTGGCCTACGAGTACCGAGATGAGCCCGAGAAGGCGGACATGATCGAGCGGCTGTCCGCCGAGGTGGGCAACACGGACAACTGGGGCTTTCAGCAGCGGGGTCTGTCGGTCTACCAGTACGAGGGCTGGCACCGCCCGAGCGGCAAGGACGCGGGCGACGGCCGCTATGTCAAGGGCGTCAGCAACGTTACGCTGGTGGACCGGCCGTGGGATGGCGGCCGATGTGGGCGGCCCAACATCGCCACATTTCAATGGTCGCGCAGTGAGGGCGGATACTACGGACAGGGCATCGCCGAGCAAGGGCGCGGCATCCAGACGGAGATCAATGCGCTCGTTCGGCAGATCCAAAACGGGCACCACCTCATCACGGGCAGATGGCTGGTCGAGGGAAACAGCAAGGTCATTGCCGCGCACATCAACAACGACCTCTCGAGCATCCTTCGCTGGACCGGAACGAAGCCGGAGTACTACGCGCCGACCATCATCAGCCCGGAGATGTACCAGCACCTCTGGAACCTGGTGCAGAAGTACTACGAGCTATCCGGCGTCAATCAGCAGGCCGCGCAGGCCCAAAAGCCCGCGGGGCTCGACAGCGGCGAAGCGCAGCGCGTCTACGCCGACCAGCAGACCGAGACGCTGCTCGAGAAAGGCACGCGCTTCGAGGACTTCGTCAAGGAGTGCGGTCAGCTCTGTGTGGATGCAGCCAAGGAGCTCGCCGACAAGGGGGCGTACGAGGTGCACGCCGCGGCCGATGACGGATTCGAGACCATCGACTGGAAGGACGTAGAGGACCCAGACGGATTTGAGTGTCAGGTGGAGGCCACGAGCAGCCTGCCTGGAACGACCGCGGGCAAGCTTGCGCTTGGCAATGACCTGATGAAGCTCGGCCAGTTCGACACGGCCGACGTGCTCGAGACCATCGGTATGCCCGACATGCTGCAGAAAATGAAGCTGAAGCTCGCCAGCCGCCGGCTCGTCGAGAAGCGCGTTGGAGAGATGCTTCGCCTCGGCAAGCCATGGGCTCCCACGCCGACCCTCAACAAGGACGAGGCGTTCGCGATCGCCCGCGACATGCTCAACCTCGCCGAGACCAAGGACGTACCCGACGAGCGCCTGCAGCTCGTACGCGACTTCTTGACGGCGCTCGTGAACATGAAGTCGCTCACCATGCCGCAGCCTCCACCGCCAGCCATGGCGCCAGGCGCTCCGGGCCTAATGGCTCCCGGCATGAACGGCGCTGCGGGCCCAGCGGCGCCCGCGGCCCCACCGCTGCCGGCCGTTCCGCACGCCGCCTAGGAGAGACATGCCGCCCGAAGTCCAAGCCGCCACATCCGCTCCCGCGAAGCCTGCCGCCGACGCGGCTCCTACGACTGCCCCCCCGGTCGCTCCCGGGTCGACGGCAGACTCCGCGCCGAGCGACGCCAAGCCGGGCGCCAAGCCCGCAGAGAAGCCGAAGGCGCGCGACCTCGCCGCAGTCCGTCGGCAAGGCTTCCAGCTGCGACAGGAGCGCAAGGAAGCCGCCGCCGCCAAGGCCGCTGCCGACAAGGTGCGAGCGGACACGGACGCGGCGCTGGCTGAGATGCGCGCAGAACTCGCGAAGCTGCAGGACCAGGGCAAGAAACATGAAACCGAGCGCGCCGAGTGGCTGGCAGACCCCATCTCGTACGCCGAGAAGCATGGACGCAAGCCTGACGAGGTGGTGACTGGCTACGTCCGAAAGAACACCCCTGAAGCCGCGCAGGCGGACATTGCGCGCAAGCTCGCAGATGAGACGGCCGCGCGTGAGAAACTCGAGGCGGACATCAGGGCCCGCGATGAGAAGTCCAAGAAGGACGAAGAGCAGCGCCAAGCGCAAGCGCTGGTCGCCCAGCGAGAGGGAGCGGTCAAGGGTTTCCTACACGCCGTGCGGCAAGCCGGCAAAACGTACCCACACCTCAATGGCCTCTACGAAGATAGCGAAATCGCTGCGAAAGCGGCCGAGTTTCAGAAGATGGCCATTGACCGCGGAGAGGTGCACTCGTTCGAGTCGGTGGCGAATGCTTTCGAGAAGTTTGCGAAAGAGGCATATGAGAAGCGAGGAGCCAAGCTCCAAGAGCTACTGATCGCCGATGAGGCAGAGCCGGCACCCGCGGCCGGGGTACAAGACAAGCGAGAGCCGGGCAACGGCCGCCGGGCAGCTACCACCGGGCCGAATGCACGCAGCGCCCCGAAGCCGGAGCCGCCGAAGCTGTCCCGCCGCCTCACTCGTGCCGAGCAGGACGCCGCAGACCTTGCGGCCCTCAAGCTCGCTACCGCCAAAGACCGAGCGGCCATGAAGAGCAGCTGACGCACATCCCGCCAACGGGGCTCGACGGAGAGCTCCGATGCCCGCTGGTGACGCGACAATTGCCGCACTGACGAACGTACTCAAGACCCGATACGACCAGAAAGTCTTCCACCAGCTCTTCTACAAGAAGGCGCCCTTCGCGGGCATGGTGGAGAAGGACGAGAAATTCGGCGGCAACAACGCCCGAATCTCGCTCCGCTATGGAGCGCCGCAGGGCGGGTCGTTCCAGCTCAACATCGCGCAGGCGAACGCGACGTCATCGAGCGACGTCGGCTTCCTGCTGACGCGAGCCAAGGACTACCAGGTCAGCGGCATCTCGGGTGAGGCGCTCGCGGCCGGCGACGGCGACGAGAACACCATCCTCAACACCCTCAAGGGCGAGATGGAAGGGTCGATGCGGAACCTGAACCGCTCGATCCAGATTGCCCTCTGGCGCAACGGCGGAGGCCAGCGCGCACAGGGCAATAGCTCCTACTCGGTCGCTGGCGCTGTCATCACGCTCTCGCAGGCCGCAGACATCGTCGGCTTTGAAGTCGCGATGCGCATCGACCTGTCGGCTGACGACGGGTACAACAACGGCGGCGCCCTCGCTGGGGTGCGCGCGAATGGGCCTCTGACGGTCATCGCGGTGGATCGCACGCTGGGCACGGTGACGTGCAACGCGAACATCAACACCCTGACCAGCGCGACGAACGCGGACTTCATTTTCCGCAATGGGGACTACTCGATCGGATGCGCCGGCGTGCAGCGCTGGCTGCCCACGACGGCGCCCGTCATTGGGGACAATCACTTCGGTGTGGATCGCTCGGTCGATACGGTCCGCCTGGCGGGTATCCGGTACACCGGCAACGGCGGCAACAAGGAAGAGACCCTCATCGATGCCGCGGAGCTCTGCGGCCGTGAGGGCGCCGAGGACCTCACCGCGTACATCAACAACCTGGACCGCGCAGACATCATCAAGTCGCTCGGCTCCAAGGCGGTTTACGAGCCCAGCAAGGATACCGATGGGGACATCGGATACCGCTCGCTCAACATCGAGGGACCCGACGGGACGATTCGCGTCTTCTCGGACGTCAACATGCCGCGCGGCAAGTTCGCGCTGCTCGATATGGAGACGTGGATTCTCAAGAGCGCCAAGGGCGTGCCGCGCATCCTCGATGACGACGGCCTCAAGATTCTCCGCGAGGCGAGCAATGACGGCTACCAATGGCGCATGGGCGGCTACTTCCAGCCCGGCTGCGAAGCGCCCGGCCTCAACCTGATTGGAACCTGGTGAGCCCATGTCCACACGGAACATGGATCAGAGCTGGTGCATCGGGAAGCGCCTGGTCGATGTCATGGGGAGCTTCGTTCCCCTGACGGGCGCTGGCACCGTGGCAGCCAGCACCGTCAAGGGCCTGGGGTTTGGCTACGCCCCCAACGCAAGCGGAGTGATGACTCTGCGCGGCCTGACAGGCGGGAACAATCCCGTACCCAAGTCCACTCCGGGCGTCGTGCGCACCGGCACGGGCGTCTATACGGTGACGTTCGAGGACCCGTACATCGATGTCATCGATGCGGGCTGCGACCTCGCGGTGCCGGCGGGCGGCTCAGCGCTCTGGGTACAGCCGGTTGAGCCGGTGACGGGAATGAATACGGCGTTTACCGCGCCAGTGTTCACGATGACCATCATTAATAGCTCCGGAACGCCTACAGATGCGGGCGCCAACTCGCGCGTCTACTTCCGCGTCACATTCCGCGACTCCACCGTGCAGTTCGTCAAGCCGTGAGGTCGCGATGAGTGAAGCGAAGAAGATCGTACATGACGGCAAGAAGAACGCGCTCGGAATCGTCTTTGGGTCCGCCCAGGACGATGACAAGGACGAGCCGCCCGAGAGCCAAGAGGACATGGGCGATGAAGGCGATGACGAGGACTTCGAGCACGCATGCGATGAGGCCATGCAGGCACTCAAGGCCAACGATAAGGAAGGCTTTTGCGAGGCGCTCAAGGCGGCGATCGACATTCGCATGTCGGGCGAGGACCGCGAAGAGCACGAAGAGGCGGAGGAGCACGAATAGATGGCGCGGCTCGTATCGCTCACCACTCTGCAGAACAGAGTGCTGCAGCGGGCGCACTTGCCCGCTGCGAGCAATGCGGGGATCGTGTCTTCACCGGAGCTGGTCGACAACATCAACGAAGGCATCGCTGAGCTCTACGGCCTCATCGTGCGGCAGCCTGGCCAGCCGTACTACCTGGAGTCGATCAACTTCGCGACGAGCGCGAACAGCGATACGTATGCGATCGGGCCTGGGCAGGCGATCAACATCGCCGACTTTCTCGAGGCGCGCGGCTTCGACATCCAGTTCGGGCAGAACATCGTGAACACGGCCAAGCCATTCATGTGGTCCGAGCGCAATCGTTTCAAGCTGCTCTACAGCGGATGGATCTACACGCAGCCGGTCTTCTACCGCATGACGGGCAAGAGCTCCGCGGTGGCGAGCAGCGCGCTTGACTCGGTGAAGTTCATTCCGGTGCCGAGCGGACAGTTCACGTGCACGATGTGGTACCATCCGACGCCGCCGGTGCTCGTGAATCCGAGCGACGTGTTTGACGGTATCAATGGATACGAAGAACTGGCCGTGCTCTCAGCGGCGATCAAGCTGCTGATCAAGCAGGAGCAGTTCGAGCACGCGCAGGCGCTCATGGGCGAGCGCGCGCGGCAGGAAGAAAAGGTGCTCTCGCTTCTCGTGCATGATGCCGAGGCGCCGGAGCGCGTGACGGATGTGACCCTGAATGACGATGGGTGGCTTGGGCGCCCCGTGTACTGAGGAAAAGGAAAGACCATGGGACTCTCCAGCACTGCTGCACTCGTCGCAATCCAAGAAGGCTCTGGCGCGGTCAACAATCAGAGCAACGGCGCGACTGCGCTCTGCAACGTGGGCGCGACCGAAAACTTCTCTCTTCAGTCCACGCAGGGCATCCAGCGGTGGGATATCACCGTGACCAACCTGGGCGTCCCGGGACTCGGCCCCATCACCTATTCGTGGGTGGCCGGCATGGCGAACTTGCTGCAGGTGCCGATGCCGCCTGGGCCGGTGAAGCTCAGCTATCTGAGCACCG